AAGTAGCTGATGCGATCGCCAACGTGAACGCGGTCGGGGCCGACATCGCCAAGGTCAACGCGGTACAGGCAAAGCTGACCGAGGTGGACAACGTTTCCGACAACATGACTGCGGTGATGAACGCCCATACGAACATGGACGCCATCATCGCCGCTCCTACAGAGGCTGCCGATGCCGCTACGGCAAAGACCGCCGCCGAGGCCGCACGAGACAAGGCCCGCAAGTGGTCCGAGGAGGTCGAGGACACCCCCGTGGAGACGGGCGAGTACTCGGCAAAGCACCATGCCATCAAGTCCGCTGCTTCGGCCGCCAGCGCACATCTTGCCGATGCCGCTGCAAACAAGCAACTCACCATCGACGGGACCCTGTACCAGTATGCAATTCAGCAGGCCAGCATTGCCGGCCATCTGAAAATTTCTTTCGTGGAGGTAGTCTAAATGGCTATAGATATTTTGTTGCCCAACGGCATCCAGATGCAACAGATGGTGGACGTTTCCCCGGATACACTCGATATGACGAGTGCTCCTGTGGTGACCATCCAGACCATCACGTCAACCAAGGCCAAAGTACCCTCATCCGCAAAGGTCGGACGCAGGGTCATGGTCGTCACCAATCTCGATGAGGTACGAACCGTGAGAATCGGCTCTACTTCAATCACCGAGAAAATCGGGTTCCTTCTAGACCCGAAGAAAACGGTCAAGGTGTTGCTTGATCCAAACAACGTACAGGATGTTTATGCAATCGCAACGGGAGCAGAAGTGAAAGTGGAGGTAATCGAGGCATGACACACACCATAACAAACATCGAGGCCAACAAGTGGCTGGTATCCGTCTCATTCGCAGACGAAGGGGTGCAACAGAGCACCAGCAACACGGTAATCGGAACGGAGGAGCAGGCTCATGCTTACGCCCCCACCCTTGCACGGGACTTCCGAGAGAATCACGCAGATTTATTCCCTCTTCCTGTGGTTGAGGAACATGATACGGAGGAAATCGTATGACATACGTAAGCGGACAATACACATCCAAACAGATTTTAGACAATATTATTGAGGTAGAGGAAGCACTCACCAAGGAAGCCCTTGCAGGAACCGCTCTCGCCATCACCGATGCAACCAAACAGGCGGACTACAAGGCCCGAATAGAGGATTTGTCGCTCGGGCGCAACACTGTCCTGTTCGATGCAAACACGAGAAAGCAAGGCTTGATTATCTCAGCAACGGTGGAACGCACTTCACATCAGTGAACACGTTGCATCCTGCTTTCATGGTAAACGGAAGCATCGTTGAAATCCTTGTAGGCAAATATCTTGCTGGAAAGGTAGCAGGTACGAATCATGCGGTATCTCTCAGGGGATTGTCTCCAGCCAATTACACTACATTTGACAATGCGCTTTCTCTATGTGCTGCAAAGGGAGTTGGGCATCATCTCATGACGCAGGCTGAATGGGCATATCTTTCCCTGCTTGCAATCCGTGAGGGATACCAGCCAAGAGGGAACGATTACTACGGGAAGAGCTATCAGGACTCTACTGAGTTCGGCAGAGCTGGCAATTCGTATGTATATGCCGATGGAAAGATGGGGCCAACACTAACCGGCAGTGGACCTGTCGGCTGGCATCTTGACGGCACTCCTTTTTCTCCTGCTGACCTGCGCGGAAATGTGCTTGAGTGGAATGGAGGGTACCGTATCAATGAAGGCGAGTTGCAAGTAATTCAAGACAACAATGCCGCAGACAATACCAAGGACCAGAGTGTTTCGTCTGTGCTATGGAAAGCAATCATCCAAGATGGGTCTCTTGTTGCACCTGCAACGGCAGACACGTACAAGTGGGATTATGTGAGCGCAGCACCTGCATCAGGATCAGCACCATTCCTGTTGAATATTGCTAAAGACAATCCACCGGTTGATGGTACTCCGTACGGTGCCAATACATTTTCCACCTTGACCGCAAAAGCTGGAGTCACTGTCCATGACATCTTGCGTATTTTAGGGATTATGCCTCCTCTCGCAAACGCTCCACTGGGAACGCAGTACATGCGCAATGTCGGAGAACGCTTCGGCTTCGCCGGTGGCAACTGGTTCTACGCGTCGAACGCTGGGCTCGGGTTTCGCGACGCGCTCAACGAGCGCACGACCTCGAGCAGCAGCATCGGTTTCCGTCCCGCTTTATACAGGGAACTGACCAACTGATTACTGGAGACTGAAATATGGGAAATACACTGATTGCTTACCAGAAGTGGGAGGACATGGCTGAATACATCCTCAAGTGTGTAGTGACACAGCTACCAAAGAGTGAGCGCTATGCGCTTGGTGAACAGATGCGGAATCTTACGGTAGGCATCGGTGTACATATTGCCAGGGCCGTGGCAATCAGGCATGTCGGAATGAGAAAAAAGGAAGTGGAGGAAGCAGACTGTGACCTTTGCGCCCTGAAGGTGCTCATCCGGCTTGCCGACAGGCTGCGCTACATAGACAAGCAAAAATTCGGCCAGTGTGCATTGTACACTACTGAACTGGGTAAAATAATTGGAGGGTGGACCAAGTCGTTATCCACCCAAGGGCAGCGGTTGTAACATGATGTCGGCTACGCCGGTGGCAACTGGAACAACGCGTCGAACGCTGGGCTCGGGTATCGCAACGCGAACAACGAGCGCACGAACTCGAACAACAACATCGGTTTCCGTCCCGCTCTTCCATATATATAGCAGTGCTTACATGCAAGAAGGCTGTTCCTCAAGGGGAATGGTCCACGCAATGGAAAAGGAACCGCAGTCCTGGCAGGACCAAATGACCATTCTGCGCAAGGCGACAAGTACCAGAAAACGGGAACGCCGCCGAAGCGCTTCTCTTTATTCTTTGCTTCCCATAAGGAGGGATAATCACATGCCCAAGACACACGGCAATCTGGCCGAGAAGATTTACAGCTTTGAAAATCTTGATGCTGCATTCAATGAGATGAGCAGGGGCATGCGCTATACAAACGCAGTTCTCAGGTACAAGGAGAACTACGAGGAGAATATCATCAACCTGCAGAACCATCTGATATGGCAATCATACCAGGTAAGGCCATACAGGGAATTCACTATCCATGAACCAAAGATGCGCAAGATAAGCGCACCAGATATCGAGGATAGACTCGTCCAGCATGCACTGTGCAGGGTGGTGGAGCCTTTCTTTGAGCGTAGGTTCATCTATTCCAACTTCGCATGCAGGAAAGGAAAGGGAATGCTTGCAGCATGCAAGCGTGTACAGCACTACATCCGCCAACAACCAGAAGGAAAACCCGTCTACTACCTGCGCATGGATTTCCACAAATACTTCCACTCAATCAGCCATGTGGTGCTCAAGCGCCTTATCAGAAGGGTGATACGTGACAAGTGGGCGCTCTGGCTTTGGGATACCATCATAGACAGCTATCCTCAAGGACTCCCCATAGGCGCACTCACCAGCCAACTGCTTGCAAATATCGTGGGTGATGCACTCGATCATTACCTATGCGACGAATGTGGTGCAACCTGCTACGCACGTTACATGGATGACATCATCATCGTTTCCAGTAATCTTGAACGGCTTGAACAGATATTCGAGAAAGCGAGGTTCTATTCACAGGAGATACTTTGGCTCACACTCAATGATAGCAAGAGCTATATTGCCGTAGCGGAATACCCATACGACGATGGTAGAAAGACTTTTGATCCAGGAATAGACTTTGCAGGCTACGGAATCCATCGGCGTTACTTATCCCCAAGAAAACGGAACGTGAAGGCAGCAAAGAAACGACACAGAAAATTGGCAAGGCTGGTATCTGAAGGAAGCATTAGCGAAGAGAAATTGCTCGCTTCCGTCAATTCGTTTGCCGGATACATGCAGCATTGCGTATGGACCAAGGAAGCATACAGGGCCCTGAATGAGTCCATGTTGCCGATATCTGATAGGAGAAAAGTTGGATGAAAGACAAGTTCCTGCATTGGTTTTACAGCTTCTTTGTTTGTCTCATAGGCACCTCGTTCCATCCCAAGTGGGGAATCGGACTTGCCCTTGGGCTTGGAGCCATCAAGGAGCTGAAGGACATGATACAGAAGGGCAACAAGTGGAGCTGGGAGGACATCCTGTTCGACATGATAGGAATTGGATGCGCAATACTCGTTTATGCAGTTGCAGAGCAGTACGGCTATCTCTCCACCGTGACAGCCTTGGTTGCCCAGTACATACCATGGATTTAGACTGATGGACAAGGAGAAGAAAAGCCGATGGACCAGCAAGAGGAACTCAGCAGGCTCAAGGAAAGGGTCTCGAAGCTCGAAGCTGAGAACTCACGGCTTTGGGACATCATCAAGGCTTACTTCACCAGAAATATCAGCAAGGGGGCACCCACTTCCCTGCCGAAGGTAAAGTTACCCAAAAAGACCTGGGTGCTGATTATCTTATGGAATGTGGTCGGAATTTTCCTGAAGGGTATCCCCGAGGAATTGCTGTTCTGACCATCTTGATAGAGAAAGAACGTTACGCCCTGTTAGGGGAAGGAGAATAATGCAATGGATTTCAACACGCTGATCAGAACTGATTTCATCGTGATCGCGCTGTTCCTTAATGCCATTGGAGCCATACTCAAGTACCGCACACCATTGGACAATCGTCTGATACCTGCTGTACTTTTTGCCGTATCTTTCCTGGTATGTGCAATTTGGGGATGGTTCACAAGCGCCTATGTAGGAGGCACACGATGGGCCGACAGCCTACTCATCGCCGGCCTTATACACGGGACAGTGGTCACGAGCATCGCAGTATGGGGCTGGGACACCTTCTACGGCGTCTTCAAACATGGGCTGAGAAAGAAGAAGGAGAGATGAGATGACCTTCAGGAAAAATTTGTTTGTCATGCTGTCTGCAGTGGTCCTTGTTGTCATAGGGGCCCTGCTGATGGATATAAGGATGCCTCAGATTGTGGATGGTCTGACCCTGGTCATACCGACCGTGGCAATGGCACTCCTTATTGAGGACCTCTGGAGAAAGATACTCACCGCACGCGAAAAACTCACGTGGCAGTATTTCCTTGGGGAAGTGTTCGTGGTTGGCAGCGGCCTTGCATGGCTATGGGCGTCCACAAGTGCAGACATGAAGAGCATGGGGATACGCCTCGGCGTCGTGTTTCTTCTCGGCCTTCTCGGGGGTATCTGGTTTGCATTATGCTACCACCCTTCCGTCCAAAGCCCAGAGGAAAGAGAACAAGAGAAATGGGCTAGATTCAGAGCAAAGATTAAGAAGGCAGACAAGGCGGATGCATTCAAGACGCTTGCAGGCGTCCTTAGATTCCGTCTTCTTGGTGATGATCTTTCTGGTGATCTTGATTTCGATCGCCCTCTCGCAGTCTACCACGAGGAGCTTCTGACCTACGAGGAAGCAATGGCAGCAGAACCTGATGGCAATGGCAACCTGCCTCCCATACAGGGATCCGCCCACGACTACCTGCAGATGCTGGTACGCAACCTGCCGGAATAGGAGAAATACAATGTGTGGAAAAAAATCAAAGCGTGGCTTACGCGTAATCGCTCTGAGCTTGGTCTTTTTGGTGCTGGCGCTCTCACCGCTGGCGGCATGGCCTTTCTCATTTGGAGAAACAGAGAGCACCCCTACCCAGACGCTCCAGGTACCGTCTACAGAGGACGTGGAGCAGCGTCAACAGGTGGCTTTGCTGAAGCAGCAGATAGAGCAGTTGGAGAATCAGTTGAGCGAATCTCAGAAGATGCTGGACACATTGTCGAACAACTTGGAGAAGTCAGGAGTGAAATTGAACAACACTCAAGCGACAGCAGAGAGCTTGCTGAACGAAATCGAAAGTCTCAAGAGCTTCTTGAAAGCATCAGAGGACTCTCGGAAAGCCTTGGAGACTGAATACGACACACTGCTTGCAGAATATAACCTGAAGGCATCTGAGGCTGATGGATACTACCAGGAGGCCACAGCCATGACCGCAAAATACAATGCGCTCAAGGGCAAACAGAAAAGCATCACCACCACGGTTGGTACCGCAGCAGTGATGAAGGACGGCAAGTATGGCATCGATGTCACCGCCGGTGTCAACTTCGGCAAGGTGGGTGTCTTCGGAGGGGCCACGTACATGTTTGACGAGGATTCTTTAATGAAGCCTGCGGACCTCATGTACAAGGCAGGTTTCGCATTCACATTCTGATCATCTGACCAGATAGACGTTTCATAGTTTCTCTCCTTGTTGGACCGGCGGAAATCGTACTCCCGCCGGTCCTTCCTTATACACTGAGTGTCACCAATGATCCCATGGTGACACTTTGTACCTCACTTTTTCACCAACTTACTTCCCATATTCAGCGTACTACGTTATAATGCCTGCGTAAAGGACAAGTTTTTAGCGTTAATTAAACGTTAACTTGCACCAATAGTATGCCAAAATAGCTTATTTTACATTAAACGCTATTATAGGTATT